TATTTCAGGTGGTGTAATAGTAAAATCTTCTTTTCCTGATCTTTGTTTCATTATGAAAGCCATAAGTTCTCCATAAACATCTGACCTTTTTGCTGTAATAATTCTAGCTGTAAAACCAAATCTTTGATTATCTACTTGTCTTGCAAGTTTTTTACCTGATATAGATTTTGATATAAGTGTATTTTGAATTGACTTGATACCAAGTGTTTCAAATTTAGATGTTGATATTGGAAATGCACCACTCATTATACTAACTCACTTCTTCCTTTTTCTGCTAAAGCATTGTTTATTATTCCTGTTATAGTACCTCTGTTCTCTTGTAAAGCATCACTAAATCCTCTTGAATCTATTGTGTTGATTGTAAAATTTACATTTACTGCTCCACTTGAAGTGCCTCTAGCTGATTGTGTTATTTGACCTGTACTATTTGGAACAAACATTTCAGCACCTCTTTCTCCAACAACAACAGGCTGTCCTTTTCTTACTGCTCCACCATTTGCCATACCAAAGAATCCTTTGAGTGAGCCTAATCCTGATAAAGCATTTGCAGTTCCTATTGTAGCTTGTTTTATTTTTTCTGCTGTTATTTGTTTTTCAATAAATAACTCAACTTGTTTTCTTAAAATTAATTCAATAGCAAATGATAATAATTTAACCATAATTGTCTGTGCTAAATTTTGTAATGTTTCTTGTAAATTTTTTCCTAAAACGACAGATTGTGCTAAAGCATCTGAAAAAGATTTTATACCTTTATTTAATCCTTGACCTATTGTTGTTCCAATAGATGTTAATTTAACTTGCATTTCTCCTAATGCTGTTTTGTTTGCATCTCTAAATGATGTAAATACATCAAAGAAATTTCTTTTGATTGCTTCTGATAAAGTTTCTATCTTACCAGCTTTAACAGTAAATTCTATAATACCTCTATTTCTATCAGGTATTTCTAAAGCTTTTGGGTCTATAATACCCATCATTCTTGCAACTTCTTTCAGTTTGCTAACTATCCTATCTAAATTAGATAAAACTATTACAGCACCACCAATCAATAAATTTTTTCTAACTGTTGCGTTAAAACCGATCATTGATGCGTTTGCGACTCCAATCGCAACTGCTAAGTTATGAAAAAATGCTACTACTTTTAATGCAATAAATATTCTAAATGCTTCTGTTATTATTGCTATGTTGTCTTTAAAAAATTTTAAAGTATTTGCTGTGGCATTGATTACTGAACTTAAACCTGTTCCTATCATCTGTCCAAACTCTGCAATTTCTTTTCTATTTTCTTCTACTGTTTTTTTTAAATCTCCTAAATTACTTTTTAATGCTTCAAAAAAACCTTTAGAAACTTCTACTTGAAAAATAAAGAAAGCATCTTTTAAGTTTGATATTGTACCAAATAAAGTTTTACTTAAATCATCAATTAGATTTCCAAACTCTCCACCTGTACCAAATGCTTTTGCTAATCCTTTAATTGATTCATTTGCATTTATGCTAACTCCCTCTTTGAATCCAGCCATAGCTTTAACACCTCTTTCTCTAAAGAGTTCAGCACTAGATATACCAGCACTAAATGATCTTTGGATTTGTAAAGATGCTAATGCAAAGTCTCCACCTAATACTGTTGCTGTATTACCTGTAATTTTTAAAAGTTCATCAAATGAAACACCATTAGCTTCTGCTTGTTTTCTAATAGTTGCTAATGCTGTAATACCTTGTTGAATATTTTTAAGTTCAAATGGTGTACCTGATGCAAAGTCTGTGACTTCTTTTAATGCTTTTTTTCCCTCTCTAGCAGAGCCAAATAATGCGTTTAATTGTACTTCAAGGTTTTCTATTTGTATTCCAGCATCTACGAAACCTTTAATAACTACTCCAGCACCAAGACCTATAAATGCGTTTCTTAAATTAAATACTGATTGTTTTACTCTAGCAAGACCTTTTTGCAAACCACCTAAGGCTTGTTTAGTTTTATCATTTGCAATTATGTCAATGAGTAATCTTTGATTTGCCATTATTTTAGTTCCTTATTTTAGATAGCCTTTGTTGAGTTTTATACTCATCTTGTTCTTTTTTCAAGTAAGCTAACCAAAGATTATAATGGCTTACAGGCATATCTAAAACCTCTTGTACTGTTATGTGAAGTCTGTCTGCTACTGCTAAAAGCGACCTTATCTCAGGGTCGCTATTTACTTTTTTTCGGCTTCCTCAAATGAGGTATCTAAAAGTATTTTATTAGATATTGTTGCAATAACATTTGAATCAGCATTTCTTCTTAATTCAAATTTATCTTCTAATTTAAAAGCTTTTTTAAGATTACCTTTTTCATCTTTAACTTGTAGCTTCATAATTAACAAATCTACAAGAACAGTTAAATCTTGAAAATTATTTGATTTTTTAAAGATTATGTTTTTTTCTTCAAGTGTTAAAGGCTCAGAATAAAATATTGATGGATTACCAGCTTCGTCTTTCCATTCAGGAACTTCAATAGTAATAGTTTGTAAAGTCTCAAAATGAGATTTAACTCTATCTATAACTGACATAAATTATTATGATTCAGTTCCTATTGTTAAAGCACCTGTTCCTTGAAAAGTCACATTTCTAGCAACAACTCCATCAAGTGGTTGTGATACTGACATACCTGTTATGATACCAGCACCCTCAAACTTTCTGTCTCCTGTTGAACTACCCTCAGGTAATAATTTAAAAGTGACACTTGACCCAGCAGTTAATTGAGTTTGAACACTATCTGCTTCGTCAAAGTGCATTTCTAAAGTTCCTGAAAAAGATGTTCTTCCAGCTATAAAAGTTTTTGCACCATCTGACATTTGTGTAGATTCAACAACATCTCCTGTTGTTTCAAGAGTGAAAGATGTAAGTTCGCCAACTGCTGAACCACCTACTACTACTTCGCCCTCTTTACCATGATGTACTGCCATTTTATTCTCCTATAATTAATTTGTTTATATTAGTTTTCTTCTTCATCGTCAATATCTTCATCATCATTATCTTCGTCAAAATCTTCTTCTGAGTCATCTTCCCATTTCTCATCTTCTTCTTGGTCTCTCAAATCAGCAAGTAAGTCTTTAACTTCTTCACACATCATTGATTCTTTGTCATGTAATTTTTCAATGCTGTCTATTTTCTTTTCTATCTTATCAATAATTTTATCTCTATTTGCCATCTATTCTCCTTGTTTATGGTGTTCCAGCTTGGAACTCATAAGTACATCTAACAACCATTCTAATACCACCAATAGGAAACAATGTACCCTCATCTGTTTCTACACTTGTCACTTCTGTATCAAGTGCGTTGCCACTTCTTGTAATATCAGATTCTAACTCTGTTTCAATAGCTGTGATTAGTTCGTTTCTTTTAGTATCTATATTAGCTTCAGCACCTTTTACAAAGCCTAATATTACAAAATCAATAGTTCCTATTCTCGTTTTTGCACCACTTCCCATCTCAGCATCTTCTCTAGTTTCTTCAGATGTTTGAACTATTACTGCTGGATATTGTTTGTCTGATAATTCGTCTAATTGAAAAGGTTGTCTAGTAGCTTTTTTTATTGTTATTGGGCTACTAATACCTGAGATAGTTGATAGTAAATTGGATGCAATATTTTCTCGTACACTCATAATTTAAACTTTTGTAATTCTTTTTCTATAAATCTGTTGAATTGCTTACTTATAATCTTTTCTGTTCTATCATTAAAGCCAAAAAATTCTCTTTTTGGTGTATTTAATACTTGATTAAATAATGCTCTTTGTCTCATTTGTGCATTAGAAAAACCAACAGATATTTTATTTACTCCTGTCTTTTTAATAGTTCTACTTGATGGAGTTAAAGCACCTAACATTCTTCCTGAATAAAACAAATCAACTTTAAGTGGCTTACCCTCTCTCTGTAATTGTTTTCTATAAGACTCTGAATATTGTGCAAATGGTACATTTCTGAAATCAATACCTTTAGCTGTTTTTGTTCTTATGATGTCAAGCAAATGAAAACCAGCTTGTAATAATCCTTTATCAATTATTCTTGGAAACTTACTTTGTAATCTGCTGTATCTTTTGGATATTTGTTGTGCGTTAGTTTTAATCTTTAAATCTAAAGCCATTATCTAGTCAATCTTCTAAATCCATGTAAAGGTTCTCTTTCAGCTACTTGTATAGTACCATCTCCTGTCTCATCGTATTCGACACCATCTTCTAAGATTGTTCTCCATTCTTTGTTATATTCTGACATATAAAACTCGCCCATTCTTTCAAATCTATCTTTTTCAGTTTCAGGTCTAAATTTAGTTAGTGCTGGGCAAAGGAATCTACCAAGAAATAAATATACACCAGCCCTTTCAAACTGATCTAAATTAACTTTTGTGTCAACCATTTCGGCAGTATTTAAAATAGTAATATCTGTAAAAATATTAGCTTTGTATGTTTGCCACCACTCTACTCTAAGCTGTCTTAAAATATCATTAGTTGTCTGTGCAAAAAAATTAACTGCTTCAGTATCAGTTGATGCAATACCAAAACCAAAAGCATCAGGTTGATATTTAGTTACATCACTTGCAGTTATTACATTTGCACCTGTATAATTAGCCATAGCATTTACCTATAAACCAATTAATAAACTTCTTAATTTTTTTTCTTAGTTTTCTTAACATTTTTTTTTCTCTTTGGTTTTAATTGTACTACTTTATCAGAAATGTCTTTTACTGTCGCTTTTTTAATTTCTTTTTTTACTTCTCCAACAGGAACAAAACCTCTCATTTCAAAATGTTTTTTATTTGCTTCATATTGATCTTTTGCTCTTGTTATTGTTTTTGTACCATTTGTTAATCTTATATTCATAAGTTCTCCTAGTTAATGTCAGGGAGATTGCTCCCCCTGACAAAATTACGATTATTGGATAGATGAATCTACATTCAATTCTACACCATAAGTATCGTTTAGTTCTCCTGTACCATATACAGCAGTTGCCACAATCTCGTCTGCTCTTAGAGACGCATCTCTTTGAGTTTCGATTTTTAGGTCTTGCATCATAGCTAACGCTAAAGCGTCTCTATGGAATACTGCACCTTTGTAGTCTCCTGTAGTGCCTGGATTATTGCCTGATGTATCAGCAATATTTGAAGTTTCAAATATTGGAACACCAGCAACATTACCAACAAAGCCTGTGTTTAAAGCTTCATTAGATTTTTCAGTATCTCTACCAACAAATGTGTTTGTTAAACCACTCTTTAGGTCAAACGCATTTAAAGGATGAAATACACCAGCTAGGTCTGACATTGGAACTGCATTTTTTCTAAGTATCGCTACTGCATTAAAAATGTTAGATGCACTTAATACTGCTGTTCCATCATTTACTTCTTGTGAGAAACCATCAAATAACGCAGTTAAATCTGTGTCAATTTTTTTTGCGATTGCTTCTCCAAATAATCTACCAATATCTCCAGCAACATTTCTTGGTGCTGAGTTTCTTGCTAAATCTGTAAGAGTTGTCATTATACCAACTTCACTTGCTGTAATAGTTACAGAAGATGGGTTGATAGCTGTGTTAGATAAATCAGATGCTTCCGATACAGCCGCCGCCGAAACAGCAGAGTAAATTGGAACTTCAACTGACTTTCCACCACCTGTTATAGCATAGTTTCGTACTAGAGGTCTCATTGTTGATTGCTCTGATGCTACGAATAATGCTTCTGCAACAATCTCAGTATATAGTTCCGAGAGTGTTGACGATGTGCTTTCGTTTGCCATTGTTTGTTTTCCTTATATTATTTATTTGTTAAATTAATCTGAACAGGAGCAGAGTCTCTTTGTTTGCGATATTCTGCATACTTCTTACGATCTTCTGCTTTGCTCATATCTAAATCGCTGATATTGAAAGGTTTGACAGCTTTTCCCTCAACACTATTCAGGCTACCTGAACCTGACAATGACCCTTTTCGGAAATGTGGGTTAGCATCTAAAAACTCTATAACTCGATCTTCAATAGTTAATCGTTCCCCTTTTTTGTTATAACGAATATTTTTATTGTTATCAAGTATTTCTACTGTTCCATCATCATTATAATTTACTTCTGATTTAAGCAGAGATACTACTTGGTCAGGTGCAATAGCACTATTTTTAGATGCAAATGATAGTATTGAATTGTCAACATTAATTGTTTTAACTTTAGACTTCCAATCAGCTAATTCTTTGTCTTTCTCGGCTATCCTTTGCTTCATAAGATTTTCAAGATCAGCTTTAGTCTTTGCTTCCTGTATTTGTTTTTCTTTTGCTACTTCTTCTTCTTTTTTCTTAGCTTCATCTAACATTCTTTGATGCTTAGACTTCTCAGCTTCTAATCTTTGCTTGACAATTCTATCTACATCTTCTTGATTAAATGTTGGTGTTGGTTTCTCGTCAGTTTGAGTTTGTTTAACTTCAGCTTCCTGAACATCATTTTGCGGTTGATTAACCTGTTTGTCATCTGACATTGTTTTCTCCTATTGTTAATATCCTTGATTTATCAGCATTATTTGTAATTGTCAAAAGTCATCGCCTGTTTTTACATCAGGCTCTAATAAAAGATATATACCCTCTCCAAATTCTCTGTATTTTTCTAAATCTGATTCTTTTGATAAATTGTTGCCAATAGCAACAAATTCATCATATTCTTGTTGATTTATTGTTTTTTTTGCTAATAGTTCTTTTAATCTAATCAACCACTTCATCTTCTATCTCCTTTATTAATTTAATAAATGATGGATGCACTTTATCTGTCATTCCAAATGTATAAGCTGAAAATTGCTCTGCAAACCATTCCTGAGGATTTGTGTCTCCATATTCTGAATTTCCAATAAATCTTTTTGTAAATGGAACTTTGGCTCTTTCATCTCTTATTAATTTTGCAACTTTTTTTTCAACAAGTGGTGTAAATCTATATCCATAATCTGATGGATTATTTACATACTTCATTTGATGGATATGATGTGCAAATTCGTGATACATTGTTGATCTTATTCTATCAACAGGGTCGCTTCTATATGCTTTTACACTAAATGGTCTTTTTGTAATATCATCTCCATACTTCCATTTTGTCGTTTTTAATTTACCTAAAGCAGTATTGTTATTTATAAATTGACTACCTAAATATAAGATACCATCTCCCATAGCACCATTATATCTTTTTGATGGGCTTACTTTTAGACCTCTTAATTTTGGTACATTATACTTAACAGCTAATTCATTTAATTCATCAAATATAGCTGATATTAAAGTTGCTTGTTGTTCATTTAATCCTCTAATTTGTACTTTGCCAACATTTTTTGATGCGTTTCTAAATCTAAATGTATTTTTTGGGTATCTACTATCTTGTGCATTTTGATCTATTTGTTTTTGTAATCTTAATTTAGATTCTTTTATTGATACAGGTCTAATAGCAGTAAGTGTTATAGGATTTGCTAATGATGATATATTTACATTCTTTTCTTTTTTAACAATAGGCTCTCTTGTTTTAAGTATTTGTGATTCTTCTCCATCATCCTTATACCAATCAGGATTGACATAACTAAACTGATGTCTGCAATTATAACCACCTCTTACTATCATTGGGTTGCCACCCTTTTTACCTGACCAACTTCTACTAGCCCAAATGTCTTGTATTTCTGCTATTGTAAATAAACCATTCTTTCTTTTATTAAGCTGACCACTTACCATTCTTCTACATAAATCTCTTGTTGTAGGTATTACATCTCCATAGTATTTAACAAATGTAAGTCCAGCATCTTTTGATTTATTGAAGTTTAATGTAGCATCAAAGTCTCTTAATGAATCGTTAAGTATTTGACCAGCATACCTTTTCATGTTCTCGCCTGTTCTAGTTCTTGCATATTTACTTTGTAATTGCTTGATCGCTATATCAACTCTGCTTTTTAATGCTGGGTTATTTCTGTTTCTTTTTACATAATCTACTAATCTATTTACTGCTGGGTCTCTTGAAGTAGCATAAATTCCATTTATAGATTCTCTTAATTCTTTTTCTAATACTGTAAATTCTGTTCCAACTAATGTGTTTTGATAAACTTTATCTGATAATATTCTTGTAAAATTATTTGATACATCTTTAAACTGTGTGTAATATTGTTGCTTTAAATTTTTTACTAAAGCTAAATCTCCCTTTGTAAGTTCTTGAAATTCAGGTGGTATAATACCTATTGTTTTGAATTGTCTTTCAACTCTCTTAGCTTGTTCTCCAAAACCTTTTCTAACAACTCTATCTGCAAATGGTAAATATTCTTTATCAAGTATTGCTTTAATCTTTGGTCTTATGGCTACTGCACTTTGTAAATCAATAAGCTTTCCAACCTGTCTCGGTAAATCTCTTTCTGCAAGTGATATAATTTGATCTTCTATTTTATCTAATGTTCTTGTTAGTGACTCGTAAAATTCAACTTCAGCCTTTTCAATACCTTTTATTCTGTAATCTGTTAATTCTTTTACTATATCTGACATTCATTAAATTTCTTCTTCGGCTACTGTTTCTTGTTGAACTTCATCTTGTGTAAATTGACCAACTTCTGAAGCTGAGTCTATTTCATCAAATATTTCATTAAGTTTTTCGTTATCATCTACTACTGCTCTTGCAATCTCTTTATCTACTTCTTTCATAAATGTAGGAGAGCCAATACTTAATGACTTGGCTTGTTGATAATAAATTAAATCAGTTGCATAATCTCTTATGTTAAATGAATCAGGATAATTTATTTCGCCATCAAATGTAGCATTTTGAAATAGTGCATATAATCTAAATAGTTGTTCTTCTGCTATTTGTAGATTGTCTGCTTTTTCTGATAGTCTTGCATTAAGTAATTCAAATTCTGTTTGTAAAGCTATTCCTGATGATACTGCTTGTTTTGTAGTTCTTACTGCTCCTGTGTGTGCAATTCTGTTTATAGCATTTACTTTGTTATTTATAGACTCCATAATTGCTTGTAAGTTTTGCCCTGATGGTTGAAGTAAGTATGGTTTTAAGTTTGGCTCTAATTCTTCAGGCATTTCAATTACAGCACCAGCACCAGCACTAGCATTTACCGATGGAGTCTTAACTAGACTAGGATGATTTGTCAATCTGATAAGCTGTTCTACTTCTGATAACTCGTTGTAGATAGCTTTCTGTAAATCAGCTATGTCTGTAAGGTCTGATTGACCAATCCCTTTTTTGTGCGATTTGGAATTGTATAAGATAACTGCTGGTATCTTGCCAATCAGATTATCGGCAGTATCTATTAATGTCGGCTCGTCTCTGTCTGACTTTGCATAAACAGTTTCAATCCGATCAAGATACCATAATCTAAAGTAAGTTCCCCCATCCTTATCTACTTCTTCTCTTACTTTAAGATAATCTAGTGTGTATTTACCATTTATTTCTCTTTTGAAATTCCAATCTAAAACATTCTCAGGTGTTAATATTGATATGTATGGTCTAATCTCTTGTTCTAATTCTTCTGCTCTTGTGTTTGTTGTTACCTTTGGTTTATCTAAAACTAAAAAACAATGACCATAAATAGAAGCATAATTCTGAGCCTGTTTCATAACAGAGTCAAAATGGTTTCCATCTAAGTCTGCGTCTTTTAAGAATGATTCTAAACTAGGCTCATCTGCCATAGCACCAAAATCTCTTGATGCTTTTACTCTAAATAAAAATGATGAGTATATTTGTATAATGTTTTTGCAATGATTATCGCATGGTGTATTACCAAGCCTTTGATTGTACTCTACATCTAATTCTAAATTATATCTGTTCAAATATTGTCCGATTGTGTAATCGTAACCACCATTATATGATCTTATAAAATATTCCCATTGATTTACATTTTCTTTATAGTCTTTGTGGGTCTCAAATGCTTGGTCTCTTGTATATGCCATAATCTATTTCATTATCCATCTTGTAGGTTTCGACTTAGGCATCTCAACAACTAAAGGTTTTAAGTAATCAATCATATAACCTAAAGCATCGTTTAGATGGTCGAATCCTGACTCCTTATCAGGAATATTAGTATCTTCTCGATAAGTCTGTCTTTGTAATCCTTTTATAATAAATTTACAAGAATTGGAAACAAAAATGTGACGATTACCTTTACTATCTTTAAGTTTTGAATTTACTGCATTGATTCTATCTCTAACTGCTGGATGTCTGCTTTTAACTTTAATTATAAAACCAGCATTTTGTAGAATAGATAAATCTGTTCTTCCACCAGCAGATGTTTTTCTTTGCTTACAGGCTGGATCAGGAAATATAGTTATTGGTATCTTATAACCATATCTATTTCTTATTTCTTCGCACATTTCATCAGTATTAGAGCCATAAATAACTATTTCATCTACAATATAAATCTTATCTTTTTCTATCTGACCAACACAAGCTGACATTGGAGATGTATTGAAGTCCATCCCAATAAAAAAAGGTTTTCTGTAATCAATAGGTTTATTTACTACTGAGTCTATTGGATGGAAGTTATAATAGATAGCACCAGCATAATTTTCAAATGTACCCTCAAACTCTTGTCTAAATGTTCTTTGATCTAAGTCTAATCTAGCCTGATCTAATTCTTTCTCTGATACCATACCACCTTGTAAAGTAGTATATTGAAAACTATCCCACTCAGGGTCGGTCTTACCTTTTACAAACATTTCGTATGACCAATTTCCATAACCTTTAGGTGTTCCACACATAAGCACACTACCAAGTGTATCTGATATAGATGCTCTTAGTACCTCAAACCAAGTCCTTTTATCTATGTCTGCAAACTCATCTAATATTAAAAAGTTCAAACCTGTACCTCTAAGAGTATCAGGTAAATCAGCAGATTTTAAAGATATTGTACTATTTGTTTTTCTGATAGTTATTGTAAGAGTTGTTTCATTTACATCTTCTATCCAATTAAACTGATTAAGAACTTCTTTTAATTGACTCCAACAAATATCTTTAGCCATCTTTAATGTTGGTGCAACATACCATATCCTTTGATTGGGCTTTGATGCGTATTTCATCATTTCAGTTATAGCAAGATATGTCTTACCAAATCTTCTACCTGATATTAAAACTCTAAATCTTTTATTGGATGATGATATACGATGTTGTGGTTTTGTTAGAGTTATTTTCATTACAGCCAAACTTTATATAGATATTAAATTTATTAACATCATCTCTCCCAACTTCAACAATTTTATCGTATGACTTTTTATAACCATCAAGCATACAACTATAACCATCTGAATAAGTTTCTTCAATAAGGTGTGGTGGCATACAAGTAGTTTTACCCTCTACAAATGCACATATTATCATTGTCAGCACAAATTCCATTTACTTTTTCCTTTTTATTCTTCGGTGCGTTTGAACTCTCCAAGTCCAATGGAATATTGCCCTTGTAATTACTTCTATCCTTTTTAACACCCAATCTATCATTGTTAAATCTTATTTCGTTTTCGTATGTCCTGTCTTCGTCAATCATAAATTACTTTAATTTTTCTATCCTTAATATTTTGTTATCTGCATCTAATTCAGCTTTTACTTTAGAACACATATATACTGCGTTGCTGTTTCTAGTTGCTATTCTTTTCTTTTCCAAACATTTGCTTATGCTTGGAGTCCAAGTCATCTCAACAAGTTTTTGATCTACACCTACAAACATCAATAAAGCTATTATAGTTTCCATTAGTGATTACCATTTCTTAATTTTTCTATTTGTTTATTTATATTATCTACTTGTTCTTTTAAATGATCTATATTTACTTTGTTGTATCTACTAGCTTCAATCTCTTTTTCAATAGATTCTATTTGAGATGCTAAATGTTCTATTAACATATACATTTCTAAATTCTTTGGTTCTTGTTGTGCTTTTTTTAACAGGTCACTTTCCATTAAAGTATCTGCTGTCTCTAATGCTCCAATCCTACCTGTGAGATTCGCATAACCAAATACTGCTCCTGATACTACTAATATTATTCCTATTAAGTTTGCTAAAGGTAATTGTAGTTTAGACTCTGAACTGACTCTAATTGTATCGTCTTTTTTACTCATATCTTAAATCCTTTTCTCCAACTTTTTACCGCCCAAAAAACAGGTTGTAAATTTAACTGTTTTCCTGATCGTTTAGCTTTAGCCAAGATAGGTGCAAACCTTTTCATAAATGATCTCTGCCTACTTGGTATATTTTTTTTAATTGATAACCTTTTCGAGCCAAATCTTACTATTTGTACTCTGCCTGTTTTTCTGTTTCTTACAAATACACCAAACTTCTTTGAAGCTGATGGTGTTCTAAAAGGTTTATTAAGTTTTCTTTTTCCATGTAATGACATAATTTGTCATTATCATACATCACATACAAATAAAACCTTGAAATGTGCCACGACCATCATTCAATATCCATGTGTTTCTTTTATCATCATAAGTAGATATTTGTTCTCTGTGATCTGAACCAAAATCCATACATTCCAAAGCACTCATTGGTCTAGTAAATTCTAATTTCTCTTTGATAACTTCTCCCTCAAAAGATAATAATAACAATACTAAATACTTGCACATTATCTTTTAATTCTTCTTGGTCGCCATTTATTACAAACATAAGTATCTTTGACTCCCTGAGTTCTGAAGATACCACAGAACATTCTTTTTTGAGAAAACATACCACAATTACCACATGAACCTCTGCCCTGTGATGGTCTAAAATCTTGTGGCATTTGATAAGGTATAAACTCTCCATTAGGATAGAAGTTTGATCTTTTGTTCATCTACCACCTCTGTTGTATTTTTTAAATGACCTTTTTTTTGACTTGTTCATAGAACTAAATTTAGGTCTGCGTTTGCTTAGTGAAGTTTTTTTAAATTTTGCTTTAGACTCATAAACAACTGTCTTGCCATACAAATTACCCTTTTTCTTTGCCATTTATTTCTTTAACTTCCTCTGCTTTAGCTTCTATGATTAATGGTAAAGGTTCAGTTGTAGATGTTGTGTGAACTTTATCTACCATGTTCAGGTAATTCTTAGATAACCAAATCAAAAGCTTATCGTTACCTTTCATAGCTTTCTCGTACATTCTTTTTCTTAAACTAGCTTTACCTTTGTTTTTATTAACCTCTAATAAATCGGCAAATCTCCTCTGTAATGTTCTTGCTGATATTCCAACAATGCTACCTATTTCTTCTTGTGTGCATCCTATTTGACTTAAATTTGCTAATATTTTTTCATCAATAGACTTTTGTGGTCTGCCCATTTGTTTCTTCTTTTCTGCCTTATTTATGTCGCTTTTCATTATTGATTCTTATACCTGATCTCCCCAATAATCCCAACCCTTAACTTTCTCTCTAGCAAACAATTCTATTCTAGGTAAATCTCCACATAGCTGTATTATTCTATCTCTTATCTCATCAGGTTTTTTACTATGCTCTTGTCTTTTACTAATAATTAATTGTTTTACAGCTTTAGAGAGTCTTTTTGGTTTTCCTTTAGTTGCTAATAAACACATCTCAGGATTCGCTCTTGTCCAATATCCTAAGCCTGTAAAATATCCATCTGTTTTTTTATTTTCTTTGACCCATGTAAAAGCTACTGTTTTATATTTAAAACCCCATCTTTTAATAGTTTCAATAGCTTCAGGAAGCATTGGGTCAATAACCCATATAAGTAAGATACAATCATTATCAGAAATTGTATTAACAGGTAAATTATAAATATCATTAATATTAAGGCAATTATAATGCTGTAAAGCACTTCGTTTATTACCTTTGTTAGAGTATGTTTTAAAGTACCAAGCTGGGTCACAATAAATAATATTATATTTTTTTTTAGGAAATGGTATCAAATTTCTATCTTTTTAAGTTCCTTTATACATCCTATTGGAAAAACATTACGATCACTAAAGCTTTCTTCGTTCTCATCATAACTAGCAAATGTTTTTAAATGTTTCTTATCTTTAGAATAAACATAACCTGTTGTAGTCATCAAAGCTGGTTTCATTAGATTGAACTCTTTAGAATTTGCGTGTCCTGAGTCTCCTAAAATATCCCACCACTTAATCTCATAAAAATAATATTTTTTTTTATCTATTGAAATATGTCTGAACTTTGACTTCTTTTTAACCATCTAATGTTTTCTATGTATATCTGATTCAATTATTGCTCTATAATATTCAAGCTGGGTTTTTAGCATTTTATTTTCTAATGATAGCTTAATCAATCTTTTTCTAGCATAGCGGAATATTCTTAATATTGCTCTCATTGATATTCCTTAATTGGCTCATCTTTCCACTTGTGTTTCAAATACTGTTTGCCTTGTTTTTCAACAATATTATACTCTCCCCAAGACCCAACAGTTTTATACCCATTATTCACATCCTTGATTGACCCTATACTAATATTGGTATTAGTATTATGTGTATTAGTATCAGGCGATAGCTGGTGTTCAGGTGGTTGCACATCCTCTAAGTATTGGTATTTGTCATAATTTAAGCACTCAATTATACTTACTTTTCGGCTTGGGTGGTTAGAGGTGGGTAAAAGGTGGTGCGTTCGTACATTAATCATCTTACGATTCTTTAGCCTTTTTATAAAAGTCCGCATCTCAGAATATGTAATACCCCAAATCTCAGCATTTTTTCTTAATGGAAATATTAACTCAGCTTTTTTAACAAATACTTTATTGTCTAAAAAGTTCAGGGTCTTATCTCTGTGAGTTGCCTGACTAATCATATATATCCATATTGCACATTGTTTTAGATTCTTAAATACAGGAGATTTCCAAATCTTTCTCCATACTAAAAAATACCCACTATTGCGTTCCATTGTTCTATCCTCTCTCTCAGTTGTTTTTCTAATTGTTCTTCTGTTCCATATTTAGACTCAAAAGCTTTTTTGCCCAAATGAACAGATATTTTACCTGTCCTATGGTGGACACTACATAATGGCAAAATGCTCGTGTGTGATGGTCTCAGACCCATCCCTGTATGCTTTCTGATATGATGTATCTCTGCTGGAACATTTAATCCATCTTTCTCACAAGCTATACATCCATAATCAGCTACTTGTTGCATCCACTTTTTCTCTGCTACTGTTGGTCTTTTTTTTGCCATACTATCGCTGTTTTACCATAAGGTGTTTCTTTTCTTCTTCCACTATCTTCAATTAATCCAAGAAGCTGTAATTCTCTGCATCTTGCACAAACACTTGATAATGGCATTTCCAACTCATCAGATATTTCATAATTTGTTGAAGCCTGAGTCTTAACATACTCATAAACTTGTTCTCTTTTTGTCAGTTTATCTTTTTTATTAACCCATGCTGATTTACTTGTGTCTGTAAAATTATGTGCTGGATATTCCAACTCTAATTGTTTCATAACAATATTGCTCCTATTATAAAACCAAGTATGAAGCCGACTATACCCTCTCGGTAATATAGCGACCACATACCTAGTTTTTCTTTTAGTTTATTAAAATGGTATATCATCATCAAAAGATTCTTCAGGTTGCTTTCTAGCAATCTCTACTTGTTGCTGTTGCACCTGTGGAATTGCTTGTGCGATTGGTTTTATACCATCTACATTAGGTTGAGGTTTGGATGCTTTAATCATAATTAAACTTACAATAAGATTAGTTTCTCCCTTACTGTACTTATTAGGATTCTCGTTGTGTTCAGTTTTAGCATACCATTTAGCCCTATATCCCTCTTTATGAAATTTCTGAACTTCAGGGCTAAGATACCATTCATTGACTTGTGATAGTTTGTACTTTTTCTTTGTTAAACTACAAACAAATAAACTTTCAGCATTAGCCTTAAATTCAAACTTAGGTGCTGATTTACCTGTTGCGTACATCTTCATAGATAAAGCACAAAAAGGTTTCTTTTGTTGTTGTTGATATGTCATTAGTTGCTCCTCTGTTTATTATATTCCAAGTTTCTTTGCTTAAAATCTTCTTCTAAGCTATTTAGATATTTACAAGCTTTGAAGCCTTTTAAATACTTAGGCTTAATTTGAAATATCCTCATCTCCACATCCTTAACAGGTTCTTTTGGAATATTAATAACTGCTAAGAACTCGACTTTTAAATCAGTAGAATCTTCTACTAATTTTTTATAAGTATGAATTTGGATTGGCATATCAGGGTAAAAATCCTTAGATGTTTTAAAATCTAATATTCCAATCTTTCCTTTATACTTAACAAGGCAATCAAGAGTCCCACAGCAATCGATTTCTTTGCTGTAATATGTTTTCTCTGTCTCAATTACTTTGATTTTTTTGCTATCCCAAAACTTCTTAAACTTTTCAAACATAGTTTTAAGTGGCTCTGAGTTTGGATTAATAACTTCTTTACCTAAAATATAATCTTCAGCTAAAGAGTGCATATTAGTTCCAATGTGCATAGCACTTTCTTTTATTTGTTTTACCCTGTATTTAAGTTCATCTTCAAACTGTTGAATCTCATCCACAGGTTTTTTATTATGTTTCATTAGCTGTTTTATAGCTTCATAAACACAATTTTCACTCCACCACATTAAAGCACCTTTACCAAATCTTTCGCTTATAATTGTAGTGACTCCTTTCTTTTTGAGTCCATTAACTTTATACCTTGAACCCCTACCTTTTGGGTCGAACTCAATCTTATTTCCATGCTTATCTTTACTCTTTATTATCGTCATGTCCATTCCCTCTCTTTGTTAAAAATTTATAACCATTCTCAGTAATTGGCT